CAGCGGTGTCAACCGCCGTGTCTTCATCCTTATCTCCGCAAGCCACCAATAGGGTCACGGCAAGGACTGGTAGAACGAGTCTCATCTTCTCTCCTTAAAATAGCGGCAGACTTTGACCGGTCTGCCAGCGGTTTCCACATACTAGACTATTTACTTACTACTCATAAGTTCATCAAACGCTTTGTCGACATCGCTAGTGCTACTACTCTTTCCATACGCTGTAGTTTCACTGGAGTGGGATTCTGCAGATGATGGGTTTATAAGTTGTTCATCGAGAATCGCGTCGATTTGTTCGGGGGTCTTGCGCTCGAAAAGAGAGGCAAAATCTGGCATGCGATCAAGTAGGGCAGGGATCGCTTCCGGGTCTTCAAGCAAAGAAGATGTATTTCGCCTCATCTTCATGCTAGTCTGTGGGTAGGCACCAGGAGCCGTAGGCTTGGTGTAGGTGAGGGTAATATCTGTACCTTCTTTCGCGTCGGTGACATCACCGTATTCAGGGTCAAGAATATAGCCAAGAAGCAACTCGTAAGCCTTCTTGCCGTAGCCATACACTTTCACACCCTCTTCTTCTCGGCCGCGGACAACTACTGGCGAGAAGTAGCGTGCTCGGACGAACAATGACTTTGCAAGATTCTTAGAATCAGTGTCATTGGTTTCTGTGCCTTCCTTCCAAACTGCGGAAGCAAAGTCACAGATAGGGCAGCGTTCACCGAAGTTGCGCTTCGGACATACGATACCGCCCTTGTGCTGTCCCACATTGTAGTGGAAATACATTTCTTTAAGTGGATCGCCATCGCTGGTTGGCACGATCCGGATATCTTGGTCTCCTTCATCTGGTTTGAAAAAGACAGAATCTGCGTTATTCTTAGAGCCCTCACCACGAAGTGTGGCGAGCTTTTTACGCATTAGGTCCATATTGATTGACATTAGTTTTCTCCTGTTGTTGTAAAGTATATCGAGCTTTCCTCGATATCTAATGTATCACTCTTGCTCTAGCTTGTCAAGAGTATTATTGTTTTTTTGTGTCGCATTTGTATGGGCCACGACAAACCCAAAATCTGATAGCTGTGTTTCATAAATCGAATAGGAGATTTTTCGAAAAGCATTCCGTGGTTTGCTTTTAAGAATGTCAACTAACTTTTTATGAAGACCAACTTCCCCCTCAAGTCTTTCTGAATTTATACACATATAATAACACAGTTCTCGCTCCATGTCAAGGTCATAAAGCCACATTTCATCTAGTTTATTCATGCTAAGCATGCCGATCGATCGTATGCGGCTAATATCGCTAGGCTTTGACATGTTACCGATGTGTGGCTCTGTGTGTTCGAAATAATTAAGGTAGTGAACCGAAGAATAAATTGTTTCATTCAAGGTATCATAGTAGGTCTTCAAGTTGATTGAAGAGTGTATCTTTTCAATGCTCTCGTTGGAGAAAATTGTAAAAGTTCGGAGCTTGCCGGAACGTGCGTATTCTTGCAAAACACCGAAGACTGCATTTTCAACGAGGAGGGGGACACCAGTTAACAGTTCGGTGTCAGGCTTGATGTAAAATACATCAATTTCCTTGTCCTGAACCTGCTCCAGTATTCCAAGACTGTAAATAGAGCTTAAAGACGCTCCGGTAATAAACACTTGAATACGATCATGCATGTCAGTGAAAAAACTAGTTAAATCTGGTATGTTTCGCTCGTATTCTTCTGGATTTTTAAACTTATTTAGTTTGTATTCACGCTTGGTGTTCTTCTCCACTTTATCGTTTAGGAGGTATACATCGTACTGAGGTACATTAGAAAACTTGCCGGCAATCGCTGAACCAGCGCTGCCGATGCCAACAATAGAAATCATATTTTCAACTCTTCCAGATCAAGGTAGTTTTTACCAGCACTAAGGTTTACCATAAAGTTGTCAAGCTTGTTGTCCGAAAAAACGTCTTTAATGTCTTTTATCATGTCACGCTCATCATCCGAAAGATCGATAACGATCTCATCGTGAATAATATGGGAAATAAATGTCTTTTTACCAGCCAACATCTTGTTAATCTCGATAGCACGCTCTAAAACCAAATCAGATGTAGTGCTCTGAACAATGTAACTCAATGCGCGGCGTTCGTCAACCTCTATTTCACGACCAAAGATAGTTTTTACCTTTCCATCGATATAATATTTATCTATGACACCTTGGCGATCATATAAATCAGACTTGATTACCTCTGATTCTGGATTATACAACCATCCAAAGAACAAGGCTTTCGCATCAGTACGTGTGGGGTGCTTGTCATATCCAGATTGACTGAAGACGTTGGCAATATTCCAAGCATGAATATCACCGTCTGGTTGTCGGTGTCCCAAAAGGCTCAAAACAGTCCTAACTTCGGCGCCATTATAATCTAAGGAAACAAACCAGTCATTGTGAGGCTTCACAATGCGCCTAAAATCCTTTTTCATCGTCAGCATTGGGAAGGACCCAGGATAAGTGGTTAAACGCCCTGTAACCGTCCCAAAGAGGTTGTAATCAATATGTTTGGAACCGTTAGCAATCTTTTGGAGTCCTAAACGGTTATTTGTGGACGTAAACATGGGTTTACAGTCAGAAATATCGATATTGAGAGATCTTTCTCGGATGCCGTAGATAAGCTTGTAAGCCTCGTTCAAGAAATCATAGTTTTGAGGCTTCTTTTGAGTTGCGAAAACATACTCAGTGATTTTGTTTTTTATCTCGCAAAAGGCGGACAAAGAATCTTCAGGTATGAGATCGAAGATACAGTGTTGTGACATGTCTATTTTGGCAATCTGGAAAGATTTGAAAAAAGCTTCCATTTTCTTGGTGCTTGCTTTCAGTTCTTTTTCATACTCAGGGGGACATGCATCTTTGAGTGGTTTTCCTTGTGTAAAGAGCCAGCCATATTCGATGTCTTTGTCGGTTATCGAGCCAGAATATTTCCAAGTTCTCTTGAGATTCCCTGGAAAGTCATCAAAATAGAGTTGCCCGTCTTTATACACACCAACGCACTCAGTCTTATCATCAAGTGTTTGAAAATACATCCTCTTCCTCTTATCTTCTCACCATATCACGCTTAATCAAATCTGTCAAGGAACCAGATTCATTATATGTGCTTGCGATTATCGTTTCAAATTCTCGAACGGTTGGCATTAGACCTTTAAGTCGGTATAATTGCTTCATTCTTGTCATTATATTGTTTTCTTGCTGTTCTGTCAAGACTGTTTCGTCTTCTGCCATGCGAATTGCCATATATAATTTTAAAACATCCGTCTCGCTCATCAAACTTTCCACATCACTGAAGGAGTATCTAATAGGGTTCACTATCTTTGGTATAGTCGAACCGTCTTGGCAGCGCTCTATTATATTGTATTGTCTTCTTGAAGATGTGTATATTTCTAAAAGAATTGTTGTCATTATTGGCATAAAAGTTCTTTGAGCTTCGGAGTAGCCAACATTTAAAATTGCGTTTGTTGTGTTGTAGCCGTAGGCGGAAGCATACTGAAGCATGGCTGTTGAGCCTATATCAGCTACTAATCGCCATGGGTTGTTTATGTCAACTGAAAATCCGTAAGATTTACAGGCATTTAAGTAAAATTCCCAATTTGGGCTGTTTTTGAATTCTGCGATCTTCTTTTCATCGTTTGCGCTGTCGGCTGCGGCTATTTCTATCACCAAGCCACTGACAGTCATCGGGCAATACCTACTCTTTATGAACCCCGAATAGGTAAGCGGTACATTCTTAGACATTTTAATGATGATTGGGGTGACTGCAGTGAGGAACTCGTTAAAGTTGGAAAATCTGATATTGTTTTTCAGTATGCTTTTTACAACCGAGTCTTTGATTGTCTTTATATGTGAGTTATACAGTGTTTTTGGACTCTCATAGGCTTTTTGCACTTCAAGCTTTGACAGGTGTCGGTCAGTGGTGGATATCTGGGCGATTGCTGCTTTTTTATCAAACTGGCTGGATAATTCAACAAATGCGTCTACTACAAACGACACTGCCTGAAAACTGTGATTGCTCTGGTTAGTGATACTCAAAGATGAAAGTGGCAGTTGAGTGCTTAACTCCATCGGTACGTAATTTGTCTTAACTCGGCCATAGAGGTATTTTTCAGCGAATTCAAAAGAAATAAGATTTTCATAATTTGGATTTATCATCTTAAAATCATAAATTAGAGATTTGTCAAACAAGTTTTTAGCGGTCTCGCCATTTGATTTTTTGTAAAATATAGACATTACTTAGGCCCCGTTGCAACCGTATCTTTCGGCGCAGAACGATCATTACTGGAAGATTGCAACTTCTTTTTTAATTTGCATTTTTGAGTTGCGGTCAAATCTGGATTATTCTCAATTTTACTCTTTTCTTTACTGTTGTTATTAATCCGGCGCTCTTTTTCCAATTGGGCTACCCATTTTGCAATTATCTTGGTCTCCCTTACACCAGCAGCAGAGATAGAATGTTCTGACTTGATAATCATGTAATAACCACCAACACCATACTGGCTTATTTCGAACTTGTCAAACTTTTTTGATCCAGTGAATTCTTTGCTATTTGGGGCAAAACCGCGGGGATCAATAAATATGTAAGTCCCAGGAAAAGTATTGGGAGCTAAAAATGTATCTACTGTGGCATCGTAGACCTCTCTAAGTTGCTGGAAACCATCATATCCTTCCTGTTCGAACCTGACGGTTCTAAGGTTAGGAGATGTCGTTTTTTGCAATTGAATGTTTTTAACAATACCTCTGTCTTTTCCCAAGATGTAGTGATTAATTCCATTACTGCGATCTTTTAATAAATTGCCAGTCATTAAATCTTGTGGCTGAGAGCGTCCAGCATAAAAAATCATATAATTCATTTCTTGGCTCGGGCTCATTGTGGGGGCATTGTTTCCCCTTGAACCCATAATGTTTAAAATCGGGAAATGTCGTGAGTCTACTTTGTCAATGTTTAGTCTTTGTCCCGTATTGGATAATTGAATCTTTTCGGTAATTTCATCTGTAATGTTCTTATTCCCTGTCGCGGGGTTGGCATAGGATGTTAACGCAGAGCTAAAGAATTGTATTCTTTGTCTTTCGGCGCCGCCGAAGCATTCGTCATTGTTTAGGAAATTTCTAAGATAATTTTTAATAAACTCGTTAATAAAAGATGACAAAGAATAAGTAAAAAAGTTCTTTGAGAGTAGCTTAGATGTCATCCACTCTATAAAGAACTTTACAGAGATTGGAATGTCCCCGATACTAGCAACCATGGTATTACCTGGGTTATTTTGATCGTGTAGTTCCATGGGCCCAAGCACCACTCTCATTTTTTTAAAGTTTTCGTATGAGCGGTAAATGCGTTTGATTTCAGAACGAGCAATATCTTTATCGATAACCTTTCGTTGCAATAGACGATTAACCTCATCACCATATGCATCTCTCAGCGAAACATCCATATTTTCCATAATCGAGTCAAGAAGATCGGAAAAGAAGAAAAATGAAATTTGTCGAAATTGTTCGCCGCCGGCGTCCCTTAGCCCAAAGACATCAGATGTACTTTTTCCGTCTGCTGAAGCATCTATGGCTTCATCGACTTCTCTCTTTACTTCAATATCACCGGCAGCGTCTAAGGAGCCAATTTGTAGATTCCTAGTGAGGTCATAACCAGAACCTTGAAGGTTGAATGACAAAAGATCTGTATAAGAGAGTTCAAGGTACCTAATCAGGTTTTTAGTGAAAAGAGGTTTTAATACAGATTGCATGGCTTGAATATGTTTTGCTTTTTCATATTCTTTGTCTTCTTTTAATTCTTTTACTTTTTCAAATTCACAATTTCTTTCAAGTTTTTTGAGTTCTAACTTTCTTGAATAAATCGAAGGGAAATCCGGCTCTGATTTAATGAACTCTGGTATTGAGAAGATGTTAAACAGTGCATCGTCAAAGAAATCTTCAATATAAGCCAAATAGTTGATTGTAAAGGTTACTCGGCCAGACTCGTCGAAATCAAATTCATGAATGGTCGGTGTTAGGTTGAGAGTAGTATAGGAGTCGTATATTGCTTTTAGGACAGATTCCTTATTACCCTTTTCTCTGCCGAGAGCTAAATTAGGTGGCACTTGATAACCAACCACAGCTTTAAGTCTGAATTTTAATTTATTGATGTTATCTAATACTACACTTCTCATATTCGGGTTAGAATTGATATTTTGCTCCATCAATTCAGAACCTGTTTTGAGTGCCAAGTCGGCATAGCTGTATTTCTTACCGGTGGATCCACGGGGGCTCAACAATTCGTCAAATGACGTGGCGTGAATTACCAGAGTGGCTTTGATACTCTTCTTCAAGGAAAATGGGTCAGAACCTTCGTAAGAATAATTAAAACTGCTTAAACCAACACCTATACCGCGGGAGCTTTTGTTCTTGAATGCATCCGTTACTTTGGCTCTTGAATCGGTGATTGGGAATTTTATTTCTATTTCCTCTTCATTGGCTGTGGTTTGATCTACTTTGTATAACCTTACCATAGGCTGTAACTGAGAAAGAATTTCCGATGATAAATCGAACATCGTTGCAAACTCTTTTGCCTGTGTTAGCTTGTTGATGCATGCAAATGCTTGCCCTTCAACCAAAATTGAAGAATTAGCGTTTACGTTGGTGGGGGAGCTGACATATGGTAATCTTTTATTCTCGGGGCCGTTGTAATGATCTCTTCTATATTTTACTATGTCGTGTACTTTTGCTTGCAGAAAGCATTGCTCTTGAAATACGGTGCCAAGGGCATTTTCGGTTGGAACCATGGCGCCGAGGCCTTCTTCTGAAATGCCTCTGAGCCTTTCCTTTCTTTCTTTATCTATTTCTTCGAGA